CCCTTTCGGTGCCACCGATTGCTTGTTGTTGGTATAAGTGCTGGTGATAATTTGATGGTTAACACTTTTATGTTTAGTTAACTGATATTTTGCCCCTCCCCGTAAATAAATATATTCCACAGAGCCATTCGTTAATTGAGCGGGTCCCATCACAGGGGATTGATTTGTCCATTTCCAATCAAAATTATCAATGATGCGATTTTCAGACTGAGTTCCCCATCCAGAACCACTGACTTGCCATTCCACAATCATGGCAAAGCCTTTAGTGCTGTGAGTCGCATAGCTGGGTTTATTGTCTGAATATTGCCCTAAGGTTCTAAAAACCTTAAAGGCATAACGTCGAGAGGTTACTAAAGGTAAAATAACTGGATAATAGGTATTTTCATTGAGTTTAGATAAATCTAAATCCACCACCACAGACTCCGTTAAATCGGCTTTCACTTTATCTAATTTGCTGGATAACGTTTGTACCTGAGAGGTTGCGGACGTCACTTTGCCATCGATATTAGATACTCGCGTATTTAATGCATTTACTGCACTACTATCAGCTTTCCCTTTAAGAGTTGAATTGAGCGTTGAAATCTCTTGCGTTTGCGCTTGCTGTTTCGAGGTGAGGGTTTCTAGTGATTGATTAATCGCTGAAACATTCCCATTCATCCGTGTTTCCAATGACTGTCTGGCTTTGGCTTCCGCTTGGTCGCCTATAACACGCGCTTGTTTCTCGGCGGAGATAAGTCCTGCGGTGACTTTCGATAAATCATTGCCAGTATAATCACCACGAAGTTGAGTGGCTAAGGATTGTCGTTGTTGCGCTTCAGTTTTATCAGCCTCAATACGTGCTTGTTGCTCTTGTTTAATTGCAGCGGCCTGAGCCTCTGTTACCGTTGAAACTTGGTTAATCCGCTCAGCCAGTAATTTTTCTACCTCCTCCAGTTTTTTTTCACTTTCTTCAATTGTCGCACCATGCCTCATCAACTCAGATAAAATCTTGTCGTGATTTAGCCTCATCAACTCATGTAATTCAGTAATCTCGATTTGGTTTGCTTTACTGTTAATTTCACCCAATAAGTCTTGCGCGAGTTGATCTCGACTGATTTGCCCCGCTAATTCATCAAGAAGTAAATTCGCTTGAGCAGAGCAAACACCTGAAGCTTCCACAAACGGCGATTTACCATAGCTATTTAAAGTTCGGACATAAAAATAATAGGTATATCCTGGTTTCAGGTTTTCTTGTGTCCAGTAATGCCCCTGTCCTACTTTATGAGTATGAACCATTACCTCATGTTCAGAGAGATTGGCGAGTTTTTCCTCACTAAACCAAAATTCAAAGGTATAACCCAAGACAGCACTATCACCTTGTTTTGGTGAGACGGTGAGGCTGAACATTCCCGAAGTAACATCAACCTTAATGGGAGCCGGCGGTGCTTGGATAGCAAAATCACTGATAGCGGGTGCCGACATCGCACCAGCCACATTTGTTGCTCTGACTTCAACACGATAAGTGCCTCTCATTAAACCGTTAATATCAACACGTTCACCCGGCACCTGAATAGACTGTATAACCTTGCCATTCTGGAAAATATTGACCGTGTTATAGCGCACATCAGACGCCACATTCTGCCAAGAAAGCGTACCTTGCACGATGTCACTGACTGCAAGTGGAACAAAGGTAAGATTAATAGGTGCTGCTACACCGCCGGTGGGTAATTTAGTGAATGGGGGTCTAACAAAAGGTTTCCCAATGACGTCTTCATATAAATAAGCACCATCTTCTTCTAATGTCAGAGAGACACCTTCTAAAGCATGGAAGGTCCATTCAGCAATACGGAATTCCAGCCCACTAATTCCCAAAGCGGGTAGTTCTAAAAGCACAACTTCCCCCGGACGATAAGCATAGCCGTCTAAGTTCATCGTGAGTTGAACCCGTCTTCCGGCTTTCTTTTTGCGGAGATATTGGCGGGCTAATCGTTGGGCTTGATAAGGGCTGGTGACAAAACGATAGTCGATATTCTCTCGAATTTCTAAGCCATCCTCTTTCACCCATTCGTCCACAATCACAGGCGTGAAGTCGGTTTTTGTGTACAACTGTTCGGCATCAATAAATGTGCCATACACCGCATTGGTCGCGTCTTTTAAACCTGTTTCAGGGGTACAAGTGACGGTGCCAATCAACTGTGATTCAGTGATGGTTTTTATTGCCGGCCCATAATAAGCGCCGATTTGAATACCGTGTTTTCCTGCGGTGAATGTCGGTTCCGCGTTAATGCATTTGTGCATTGCTTCCAAGACACTGGATGGACTCTCATTTAAGTCATAGGCACCATTAAGGGTATATCGCGACTCAAATCCACCTTCTGGTAGACTCACTTTTTCATCACATAAATCGGCCGCCTGTTTAAAGCTGTCAAAATCAATATCCGTATCAGGCACTTTTAAATAATGGCGATAATAATCCAAAATGACTAAAGCCCCATTATTACTCCATGCAGTTTTCCCAGTGCGAGGATCAAACAGATGTTTTCCCCAGACTTCACATTTCACATTGGGTAATCCATAGGGGAATTTTTCTTGGTCAAACGTGAGTGTCACACGTAACCACGCTAGACCTCGACCAATCATATCCTCTTTCCATGACGAGCAATTTTTAAGCATAAAGGGATCGGCATCTTCCCTATCGTTATGTAATTCCCATGAGGCTTTATCACCAAATGTCTCAATGAGATCATCCCCCAACCAAATCTTCCCAATTTTCTCTATGGGGTGTCCAGCAAGTGCCAATGCCAATGTGATTTTTTCATTTTCATCTTGTTCGCCAGTTTCTTCCTCTGCGAAGAAAAGCAAACCCGATATCACTATTTTTCCGATGATTACGGTTTCAGGGGCAGACGATGAACGTAACATCTGTTTGCGTTCACCTGTATCTCGATAATTCATGGAGGGTAGTTTAGGCTTAAAGATCAATGAGCCTGCCATTTGAACTGCGACACCAGCCGACATTAAAGCAATCCCTATTCCCGCAGTAACACCACCATTAAACAGCCCAGCAATCATTAAGCCAGCACCCAAGACTTTTGAAATTAATCCACCACTCCCACCCATTATTCCACTCTCCACGCTTTTATTGGGTTAATCTGCACTGGCTTCACGCCTTCTGGGGTTACGCCCCAATAATGCCCCGCCCAAACCACCGCTAAGCTGTCACCGTCCTCACCTTTAAACAATACGAGGTCGCCACGCTGAACGCGTTCAATCTCAATGGATTTGAAATAGCGTGAAACGGCTTTCTCTAAGGAGCCAAATTTAGATTTGATAAGATTGAAGGCTTCGGCTTTGGTTTTATAGTGATTGAGATAAGGCTTTATTGGCGAGAAACCGCATTGTGCGTCAATACATTCAGAGGCAAAAATACAACAATCAAATTTGCCCCATGAAAAAGGGCGGCTCATCGCCACCCTTATGGTTTCTGGTAACTGGAGTGTCCAGTTAGGTTGTTTCATTCATCATCCTTTCCGCTTATAATATGAACTATCATCTACTTCTCATATTAAGCAAAAATCATTAACTAATTGTATTACCTAATATTGTGCTGATTTACCACCGATGCATTGATATTCAATAGCAACATTCATTCTTGTACATGCAAATCCATTACTCATACCACAATTTTCAGTTTTCCCACCAAATGCTTCAGCGCCTTCATATCCCCAAGTTTTACATTTTTTTGTTGCTAATTCGTTTGCACGTTCTATATCAACAACAGGAACTTCAAAAGCACCGAATTTATCACCATATGTATAACCCATACGAACCGTACCATCAGCTTTACTACCACCGATAGGTACTATTTCTTTTTTCACTGAGCAACCCGATAAGATTATTGAAAAACAGATTATGAATAACGATTTAGCCATGTTATCCCCTTCGCAATTACTTATAAATAAATGCAGGTGCATCTTTCTTGCTGCCCCAATAAATCGCTCGTTCAGCCATTTGAGCAACATAACGAAAGATGCGATCCCCTTGCCTTCTTGACGACCAAGATTCATCAGTGAATCTATCGGGTAACCCGATTGACCATCGTTCGAATCGATTAGAAACATTAACACATACGGCATTTTCTTCGCCAGACACCACATTGATAGATGTGATTTGTCCAACAAATAAGATTTCAGCAAGCAACGGTTTACCCTCTTCACCGATGGCGGCCATCATCAACCGCACTTCTCGCCCTCGACTTTGCTCATTCATCACCATCCCCACCAGCGATTTATCAAAACCGGCCAATTTAAGCTGTAATTGTGGTGGACTGGTTGTCTTATTTTCTTTTAGCTGACTGATTTCGCCTAAACTTCCTACACCTAAATAGGTTTCCCCCGCAATAATCAGTTGCCCAACACCGGTATGCGCACAGGTCACGCCTGATTTTAAATCGAGTCTGGCGGCTAAGACGATATAAGCCCCCTCATTAATCGCGTTGACCATGGCGTCAGAAAATGGATGATATTGCATTAGTACAACACCTCCTCAAAAGATAACGTGATATTGGTATACCCCAAGCGACGATGCTGAAATTTACCCTGTTCATTATCAACGAGCCGAAAAACTCCAAAAGGACGCTCAACCTCGAGCATTTCATTGACGGTAGGTGACGTTCTTAACATCGGCGAAATAAGAATAATGGCACGTCCTTGATTATCACTGACCACATCTGCCACCACCATTTTGAGTTCATTACCCACAGTTAAACGATCCCCTTGCTGTAACACGCGCATATTGCGCTTCCAGTCCTTTGTTTCTAGCCGATGTCCCAATTGGCTCGGTATTGCAATACGAGGCGAACCATACCCATAACGCCCTTTTCTTATCCAGCTTGATATTTTGACCCGTCCCGACATCCCATCCAATGAGGCCACCAGCGCTTCTAACTGGCGCGATTTCTCTTCATTTAAATTATTGAATGTCAGCTCACAACGCCAACGACTTCCAGGAAAGCGTACCGTCTGGCTACCTCCATTAAATGGCGAGGTAAAGGTTTTGCTGTTACTCAATAATTGCCAGTTTTCCTGTGTGGGGATCACCTCTTTTGGCCATTCAAGAATAGACATTTAAACTCCTAATGTTCTGCGTGCTGCGCCATTACTTTGAAAGTCTTGTAACATCATCGCGTGAGCTTTCTGTGCGCCTGCTTCTGTCCCTTGTTGTGCGGCTTCTTTCATTGCCTGCGCAAGTACAGCGTCACCATTTCCTGTCACCGTAATATGATTAACGACTGTCATTTGCACACTACCCGCACGGGCTAACGTCGGTTGTGGTGTAACGGGTATTCGTCCTGCGACAGAGCCCACAAAGCCCCCCGAAGCATAACCTTGCGCAGCATGCATTAAGCGATAGAGATTGCCGACACCTAATTTAGCCGTCGCTTCTTTGGTAAAAACAAACTCACCACCATGCACAATCCCTTTAGGTTCGAATTTCCCGCCATGCCCTGTATAACCACCGTAAGCATGCCCTTTGCTCATCCATCCCATATCAAAGCCCATTGCCTGCCCACCTGCTTCAATGGCTTTGAAAATCAGCATTTTCATCACCATTCGAGTGATATCGGAGATCACCGCATTGGCAAAATCTTTAAAGCTTCCTTTGCCCGTTAAAGCAAAATCGGCTAATGCATCAGACATATTATTAAGGGCATTGGTGGTGACGTTTCTGACGTTTTCCATCACATCCATAGCCGACTCACTGAAATCCGATAAACCTTGTTTTAATCCCGCCATCGGATCGCCTTTCATGGCCTCTCGCTTCCTTAGCTCTTCCTCAATCTGCTGTTTAGTGAGTTCGACATTACGTTGTAAGTTCACCAGCTCTTTTTCGCCTAAATCCACACTGGCTTGCTGATACAGCACATCAATCTGACGAAGGGCATTAAGCTTTTCTTGCTCTGCGCGTGTCTTTCCTATCAAGGTGGTTTCAAATTGCATCTGCTCAATTTCTTTACCGCGATCATAAGCAAATTGCGCAACCGAGTTAGCACGAGCTAAATCATCAATGGCTTTCGCTTTTTCTTTTATCGTCTCAATGGCTTTGGAATCGATTTTTAAGATGGCATCAAACTTGTCTTTATTCTGTTTGATATCAGCTAATGCGGATGTGTATTCATTAAAGGAAGAGGTAGTGCCATACAGCTGAATACTTTGTCCATCTGCAATCAGTGAGGCTTGTTTTTCCTCTAATTCCGTTAAGATTTTGGTGTATTGCTTGGCATAATCAATGGTTGATTTGTGGCTGGGCTTATACGTCCGTTTGGCTTGCAGTGCCAGTTGTGCCTCAATTTCAGCTTGTAAGGCCTTATCGTAGCCTTGCATATCTGGCGTAATTTTGCGTGAAGCCAATACATCTTCTGCATTTAATTTCGCTAATGCCTTCCCTGTGGCTTGCGCTTTTGCCACTGAACGTTGCGATTTTTCAATCGATTCATCAATCTGTTTAGCAATCGCCGTGGCGACATTCACTTGGCTATTTGTCGCCTGAAGCGTGATATCAATGAGTGATTCATATTCAATGCCTAAACTCTTTAAACTCGCCTTAAGTGAATTGATAACGGCATCAACATTTTGTAACTCAGTGGCATAGCGTTTATATTCCGGAGCTTGATCGCCCACTTTTTCTTTGAGTGTCGCCAACATATTTTGCATATTGGCTCGCTGACGCTCTAAGTTATTAACTTGCTCTGCATATGTCCCCATCGCAGCATCAAGCTCTTTTTGCTTTTCAGCCACTCGTTTAAGGTATAAATCCCCCACACCTTGTTCAGCAAACGCCTTTTCACTCTCAACGCTGTATTTTGATAGACCTTGTAAGGAAATGACCTGTTGTTTAAGCTCCTCGACTTTCTCCAATTGCGCGTTAATGCCCGATGAAACTTTACTTAAATTCGCCACTAATGTGGCATTGCTCATTTTGTTTAACGCTTCTGTTGATGTATCAAGGGAATTGGCAAATTCAATCGATTCGAGTTTGGCTTGTTTGACATTTTCGCTGTATTCATACAATCCCATGCCCAATGCTGCAACACCCGTCAACACTAATCCAATAGGGCCACCCGCGAATCCCATAACACTGTTAAGTGCTCGCCCCGCCACCGTTGATTGACGCCGAGCGGTCGTTAATGCACGTTGAGCAACGTTTTCGGCGGTTAATGCCTGTGTATAATTTAGAGAGGCTGTTCTTGCGAGTGACTTTGTGGCGATAAGGTTATCAAGTGCTATTTTTTCCGCGTTAGTGCCTCTAGCAACTTGATATTCCATTTTGGCTCTATTGAGCGCCGATGTGGTGGCTTCTTTATCCGCCCATGCCTTCCTCACGGCACTGGTTGCTGCCACACTGTTTGCCTCTGCACTCTGTAATGTGGCTTTGGCTTCATTCAACGTTGTCTGATTTTTCAGATAAGTGGCTTTCGTCCATTGAGAGAGTTTTGCTACCAATGCCGTGACGGCGATCCCTTCGACTACTTTAGCGACTAACGATAGATTATCGGCAAGAGTGGTCATCCCTGTGGTAAAAAGCTGAGTCGCACCTGTACCTTGATTCGCTTCACCGATAAATTTTGTCATCGCCGATTGAAGATTAGTAAAACCTTGGCTAACCGTTGTCACGCTGGTAGCAAATTTTTTATCCACACTGTCGGCTGCACGTTCTAAGGCTTGAATGACTTTTTCAATCGTCATTTCACCGTCTTGGGCTTTCTTCCTTAGTTCACCCACACTAACATTCATTCCGTCAGCGATGGCTTTCGCTAACGCAGGCGTTTGCTCCATCACTGAATTTAGCTCTTCGCCACGTAACTGACCCGAGGCTAATGCTTGACCAAATTGAGTTAATGCCGCTTGGGCTGCGGTTGCACTCGCTCCTGAAATCGCCACGGCTTTTGAGACAGTTTCCGTGAGTTCAGCGACTTTTTGCTGACTTAATCCTAAGCGATCGGCATTATCCGCAAAACGTTGATAAACCTGTGCTGTGGCATCCAATGATTGATAGGTTTTTTGGGCAATATCATAAACCGCTTGTGTGGCTTTATTTAACTCAACGGAGCTTTCTGTCACCAGTTTTAAGCGGTTCTGTAATTCCGTCCAACTATCGGCATAATTAATGACTTGATGAATGGATAATGCACTTGCGGTGACACTCGCAAAACGGGCAAAAAGCGCCGAGGATTTTGCGGTTTGCGATACCATTCGCTCTTGTTGCACGGTGATAGCTTGAAGGCTGACGCGAATACTTTGCCCAAATTGTTCTGTTTGGCGCTGGCTACGGTTGATCGCATTTGTGAAATTTGCCGTATTCAGCGTCAAATCAATATTTAATCTACCTAATGCTCCCGCCATAAATTCAATCCTTGGTATGAACACTACAAAAGCAAACTTTCACCCTGAATAAATGCAATATTCCTTGTTATTTGCTATTGCTTTAATTATTGATAAACTGAAATTTCGAATAATAGAGGGGGTTTTATGAGACTTATTCTGGCGTTATTACTACCTTGGTTACAATTTTTCACGATTGGTCGCCCATTTGCTGGCATCTTCTGCCTTATCCTACAAATCACCTTAATTGGGTGGATCCCTGCGGCTATCTGGTCGGTTTATGCCCTTTCTCAATACAATACGGATAAAAAAATTGAGAAAATGTCTCGCGGTGGTTAACGATTAAGCCCCACGGATGTGGGGCTATCGATTAGCTAATACACTCTCAGTGACATTATCCCACAGTTCTTCTTCCGTGATTTTCTTCTTCCACATCGGCATAAAATCCATCAATTCAGGCGGAGACGTTTTCGGATCACGATTTATCATCGCGAGAAGATGCGCCACTTGTGCCATCCGATAATCCTCTCGCCATAAACCAAAGGGTTGTTTACGATAAAAGGCCTCATATTCACACAAGTGGCTTTCGGGCATTTGCTCGATTTCCGCGAGCGTTTTTCCCAGCGCCAACGACAATATCAATTGAAATTGTCGTCGGTCTCCAAGTTTTTTTCGCTGTTCCCCGCTTCGGCCGTAAACACCGCATTAGAGAACCCTTGCCCTAGACGATTAAGACCTTTTAAGTCTTCTTCATTTTCAGCATCAAAAAGCAGTTCCCCTTTTTCATCACACAACTTAAAGGCCAACATTCTGGCGACATCGTATTCATCGTAAACACGATTTATCGCCTCATTAAATTGTTCGGGATCGTCTTCGTCTAAGTAAATGTCCTGCGCTTCGGCAAGCTTGATTTTAATTTGGCGAAGTTTGCGCTGAATGTAATTCATTGTGCCAACATCCAGCTCTTTAACATAAAAGGTGTTGTCTAAATAGGTAAAAGGCGTCACTTTCAGTGCTTGGTTTAACACCAATTCTCGCAATAAAGCGTTAGACATAATCACTCCTAAGATTTTTTATCGAGAAGGGAGATGAGAAATAATAAGAGAGGTGAGTTAAGGGTTATTTCTTCACATTCAAATAATCACGGCCAGACAATTTAATCGAGATCCCCGAATCCATCATTTGCCCTACACTGCCATCAATGTTCATGCCCGTTTCGACAGAGCCGTAATAAAACATGGAGCCTTCATCTCGTGTTAATACCATTTTCACCGCAAATTTTTCTTTGCTGTTTTCATATTTACGCAAGAGTCGCTGCACATCACTGGAGCTATAACGTAAGAAGAAGGTCAATTTAATTGAGCCGTATTCCGTATCACCGGATTCATATTCCTTGCCATCACTGCAAATGGTGGTGACATCAATTTGTTCGGTTGTCGAACCGTCTTTACTGAAACTTTTTACCGCACAGAAATTATTAGACCATTGAATACGTTGTGCTTTGGCGTTTGAAAAATCCGTAGGTAGCGTTTTATCACTCCAATCCACTTCGTCGCACAGGGTCACTTTATTGCCATCAACCTGTGCAATGGGAAAACGCCCATCTAACTCCCCTAAACCCGATAACATAATCATGTCATCCGCTTTCAGTTTATTATTGGCGATGGTAATGGTTGCGGGTGATAACGTCGCTTCCGTCACTGTCATCGCCTCCCCTAAGCCGGTTTGCACAAAGATCTTCGTGCCGAGGAAAGGCGTCGCTTTATGGTTTTTTGACTTTGCCATATCCATTCCTTATTTATCTGATGAAATCATTAATTCGAGAACAAGCCGATGCAATTTGACATCCGCTTCATACCCAAAGACCGCATTCACCCGTTGTGCAAATGGGATCGCCTCAACAATCTGAGCCTCAATGTTTTTACGCAAGACCATGAGGGGTTGTGGCTGTGGCGCATACACATCAAGTTGCACACGATAGTTGTCTAAATCTGTATCCTCCAGCGCACTGTTAGGCGTGATGCTGGCGAACTGGATCACAATGGCGGGATAATGCCTTTTGCCTTCAGGTAATACCTGAAAAAAAACCCTTCCATCGACCAGCGGTGAAAGGGTCTCTTTTAATTGCTGTATCATGATCTCTACCTTGTTTTTTCAATATCCTCTTTGAGTGTTTGAACAATCACTTTAGCCGTCGCTTCCTTTTTCGCTTCAAAGCTGGGGCGCATAAACGGTTGTGCGGGCATCTTGGCGGTACCAAACTCGACAAACCACCAATAAAACGGATCATTTGGATTCAATGCCGCACTTTTTCCCGTTACCTGTTTAAAGACAGACACCTTTTTACCCGATAATGATTTCACCCAAATGCGCGTTTTGACTTGTCCATTACGCTGCACTTTCGTTTTAGAACGAATATTGCGCTTGATGGTGCCTTTGCGTCGATGAGGCACCGTTTCCTTAAGGATCGGCACTCGATGTTTGATTTCCTGCTTTAACGCCGAAGCGCCTGCATTCATCGCCTTACGCGCACTTTGATTTCTGGTTTTACGGGCAATGTCTTGCATTCGTTGAGCGAGTTCAGACAATCCACTGATTTTAATCTCACCCATCATTCACGCCCTCTTTGCACATCAATTGAAGCTCACGATGACGCTCATAAGGGTCAATAATCGAAATAATATTAAATAGTCGCTTACCCCATACAATACGCATCGAAGTATCAATGTCAGCGATATAGCGAATAATAATTCGTGTTGTGGCCTCACTTTGTACTTGTTGGGCTTGAAAATATTCCCGCCCTTGATAAGGCATGATCGCTGCACGTACTTTTGTCGCATGATCCGTCCAAATCACATCATTGCCACTGATGGCATCGGGCGCTAATACTGATTTTTGAATATGAATAGTGTGGCGTAATCGTCCCGGATCCATTAACTACCTCGCCAATTTCGACAAAGCAGTAACAATCGTTCTGCTGCTTTATTTTCATATAACGGAATTTCACTTTGGCTGGTTCGATGTTCAAACATATCCCCCAGCACCAAAAGCATGGCCGATTTCACTTCATAAGGGATATCATCGGGTGATTTCCATGCTGGTTCATCACACCATCTCAAACAATAATTTAATGCGCTTTGTGCATAAAATAGAATCTGCTCATCGCGATCATCACCGCTGTATTCGAGATGCTGTTTTAATAAAGAAAGAGGAATGACATCTAAGATATTCATGATGTAATACGGGATAGTTACCTACCCCGACCTATTACTTAAGCACTTCTTCCAGACGTTGGGAAAGTTCCTTTAATTAAGGCTTGAGGGCGATAATGGGCTAATGCTAAACGCTCTTCACACAAAATGGTCAGCATATTCTTCACAAAGTTATCACGATCTTCTCGACTCACTTCGATAACTGCATTCATTCGATCCCATACTTGAGACGCCAAATCAAATGCACCAACAGTAAACTCACCTTGTTTTTGTGCTTTTGTTGGAACAACAGGTAATCCCCACATTACATTTGAAGTAAACGCTTGTGGACCTCCAAAAATATAACGCCCTTCTTTATCTTTCATTAACGCAATGGCATGCCAATCACGAGGATTTAAAATAATACCAGAGGCGCTAAATTCAGATTCTGTTACCTGATAAATGGCATGAGCAATCAAGTCAGCATGCGTGTCGCCCGTAGCACTCAACGTGGTATCATAAGCAGTGGCAACATGATTAATCCCCGTCAAATTATCCGCTGTACCGTCACCATTGAGTAATTGCTCCTCTTCCACTAATGCTAAGCCATACAATAAGCGGTTATTAACGTAAGACTGTAACTGCACAGCATCATCCATCACTTGGCGAGACGCTTGGATCCAATGAGCAATAGTGATCACATTTGCCGTTTGTTTTTCAAACGTCAGATTAGATTCTGGCTTTTGTGCCTTTTCTTTCACTGGTGCCGCGCTATTGGTAAACAATTTTTCGCGTACATATTCCAGTGAGTTACTGGAAATACGACCTTGTGCTAATAAATCGCGGATAACTAAACGACGCATCCCCGGCATAATAATACCCGGTACTTGCATCGGCTGAATGAGAACTCCGGCTGAGCTCGCATCACTGCCTAATGATTTATTAAAGGTTTTCACTTCATAAGAAGCCTGACTCCCATTCCATGATTTTGTCAGCGCTTCTGCTGCTCGCTCAGAAAAATCTTTTTTCGTATTAGGATCATCAGCGCTCGTTGCCCCTTTCTGCTCTAAATCAAACAGACGTTCACCGGCTTTTTTTAACTCCTCTTGAACTAAGACTAAATCTGTTTGTAATTGCTTTGAAACTGCGCCAGTAGCTTCAATTTCTTTCTTCTGTGCATCGAAGAGCTCTTGCACCTTTTTTTGTGATCCTTCGATGGCTTCTTGGATAATAGCTAAGTCAGACATATTCTATCCTTTCAGATTAAATGCATTAATTTGGTTAACAATGGATGCGACTAGGGATTGTTGAGTGTCATCGGACTCACTCCGAATAGCGGATTTGAAGCGGGAAATAAAACCGACTGCTTCTGATTTTGATAAACCGGCTGACTCTCTCAGCCAATCCTCAATATCTCGGATCGTTAATAACCCATCGATGCTCTTGAGTGATGAAACCTGTGCTTGGTCATTAGCGGGAAATGTACAAATACTAATTTCACGTAACAGGGAGATATTTTTAAAAATACGGCCTGAAGGTGTTCGCTCAAAATCATTACGCAGACACCCGAATCCGATAGAAAGCCCGTCAACCGTGCCATGCTTCATTGCCGCTTTTAGATCTTGAGCTGCACTATGACCGGGTGTCAGTTGTCCTCTCACTCGTAATCCTTTTTGATCTTCCTCCATGTACTCCCATTTCCCCACAGGAAGCTCCCAGACTCGATGGTTATAAAACATAGCGACTTTTTGTTTTTGCTTATCTAAAACATGCTTAAACGCACCGGGTAAAATAATGTCACCATCGGAATCTTGATGACTAAATACAGAGGCATAACCTTCGAAAACGCCTTGTGTGCCATCACCCGTAAATTTGATTTCCGCTTCATCAAAATTCAGTGTTTTTCTAATATCAGGCATTGAACCCCCATAAATAATTAAGCCCCACTTTCGTGAGGCTCTTTATTGAGTTGGTTAATCGGTAAATATTGTGCTTGCCGGTAAGCGACATCTCCACCTTCAAGAGGAGGATAATTATCAAGCCGTCGCATTTCATTAATAGTTCTTAGCCCCGATTCTCCCATCGCTTTCATAAACGCGGCGCGTGAAGTAGAATCGCCTCGCAATAATCCATCAAGGTTATGTTCAGCATGGTATTTTCCCACTTCGGGGGGTTTTAGAAGCCAACGCGCAATGCAGTTTTCCCATCGGGAGATATAGGGTTGTAAGGTATATTGAAGAAAACCTAAGTTTTGTTGCTCAATACCTGTTCCCCAACTTGTTGATTTTTCAACATCGCCGACTAAATGCGGGGGAACACCAAAAAAACGGGCTAATTCACTGACTTGAAATTTGCGGGAAGACATTGTTTCTGCATCTTGAGGACTAACACCAATATCTTGTGCTTGAAATCCCCCTTCTAAGATCCACAATCGTTTTTTAACGGGACCACCCGCAATTTCTTTGAAATTCTCTTCAAGTTGGCTACGTTGCTCTTTATTCAATACCTTATCGCCCGTTGTCAGAATTTTAGGAGACTTAGCCCCATTAGCGTAAAACTCACGTTGTTGATCTTCCATCGCAACGGCCGTGCTTGCTGTCTTACACGCATAAGCAATAGGCGACAATCCGACTAATCCATTAAAACCAAACCCTTTTAAATGAAAAATTTCATGTTGTTTAAATTTCGCAAACTCATGATCACGCTGATATTTATAGATAATATTCTTCCCCTCCATGCGTACATCCATATTGGCAGACAACAGAGGAAGCAAGCTAATCACATCACCCACTTTATTTCGCTCAATCAACGCGAAAGCATTACCATAAAAGCAAAGCTGCATAGTCATTGCCTCTCGGAATTCTTGAGCGGTCATATATTGATTGGGCGAATATCGCAGTAATCGAGCCAATGGGTTACTTAAATCAACTTTGGTTCTATTTCCCTGTTTATCCGTTTCGAACACATCCAGTGGCAAACAAGCCGTTAACGTCGAAATTAAGCTAACACAACGCCAAACCGTGGATATTTGGAGTATTCGCTCATCATTTACAGAAGAATCACCAAGCGAGCCTTGCGCTGAGATAACGCCTGATTGTGAACCTTGTTCAGGTGTCACGAGTCTTCCCCCAACAAAGAAGGAAGCCAGACGCGCAAACCAACCATGATTAGTGCGCAAATCGATTGAATATTGTTTATCTGTCATCACATACTCAATGGGTTAGAGAAAAAGTCATCAAGGTTGCCATCATCAACCTCACCTTCCGCAGCACCAATCGCCATTGCTGATGCCACCACACCATCAATTCGACCAGTGCTTTTTTTCTTGGCAAAGACGCGGTTATCTTTTTGGTCAGCCTCAAGCACAGCGGATGCGGCATTCCATCTCAAACAAGGATTGGTGTGGATCTCAATCTTCTTGTCATCAATTAGCTGTTCAAACAGTTCGATAGAATGTGGCATCCATAGCCCTGAGTCCTTGGCTTTGTAATATCCTTGTCCATGCGGAGTTAAAGGAACTGTCACCCCCACCTCATCGAGTTTGGGTTCAAGGTATTTAATTCGATAAGGGTCAAAGGCAATGGCTCTCATGTTGACGCGCATCGCCATTTCAGCAATACGTTCTGCCACAAATTCATATCTCACCGCATTCCCTGGCGTCGTATGCATAAAACCTTGCCTTACCCATAAGTCGTAAGGCACTCGGTCGGTTTTCGCTCTATCCAATAAGGTGTCTTTGGGTGTCCAAAATTCGACATAAAGACGTTTGAGACGAGGAAAATACAAGGCTAATGCGGTTAAATCTTTGGTTCCCGATAAATCCAATCCGCCATAACACTCTTCACCTTGAAGATCATCAAATGTGAACGTGTTTTCACACTGCATCCATGTTTCACTGTTAATCCACGGATTATCAGCATCCACCCACTGACAAAAATTAAGCCGACGCACAATGCTTTCTTTCACGGGCATACCTCGGGCTTGTGTCACTTGCTCGCGTAAGTAGCGATCAGAAAAGGTGTAACCCAGTGACGGATTGGCTTTCCCCCAGCAAGATTCATCCTTAAAGGGATCATCGCCCTCATCCAGTGAGCAAATATAGGAAAAGAAACTGTCGTCTTCGATAGTGCCTTCGGCGACTTTTCGACCGTATTCATGGTAGTCATAACACACACTGGTTTTATCATGGCCACTGTTGGTGATCATAAATATCAAGGCTTGCCGCCGACCTTTTGTGCCCGCTCGCATCATCTCGACGGCGGTATTGTTTTTATGCTCATGAATTTCATCTATCAGCGCACAATGGGGACGAGGCCCTGATTGCCCATCATCTGAGCTAATCGGGCGAAAGAATGAACTTGTTTTCAAATAAGCCAAGTTCCACTCTTTACCTGTTCCGCCTGATTTGGTGATCCGCTGACTTAATGCGGGAGATTGATCAACCATCGCCACCGCATCACGAAACAAAATCATGGCTTGGTCTTTTTTCGTAGCTGCTGCATACACTTCGGCGCGCGGTTCACTGTCAGCGACTAAACAATACAACCCAACGCCACCTGCCATCGGTGATTTTCCTGAACCTTTGCCTGATTCAACGTACACCATGCGAAACCGGCGTGTACCATCAGTCATTTTCCAGCCAAAAATGGAGCCAATCACAAAGCATTGCCAAGGCAATAAAATAAACGGTTTTCCTTCATGCTCCCCGCCATTGAGCTTTAAGACTTTCGCGAAAAAATCGATCACTCTTTTGACGGCCTCGACATCCCAGACTAATCCTCGTTGCTCGGCTTCGTTTAAATCTTTAAGATGACGCGCACATGCATGACGAATATCAGGCCCCGCTAAGATTTTTCCTTGATGCACGTCTTGCGCGTATTGCGTTGCCGGATCAACCGAAATATTGGTTGAGCGGATCTTCCTCTTCTTCTCCACCATCCATCTTCACCTTCGAACGAGCGGCGGGGGTTAAACCAAACTCGACTAAATAACTTTTAAAACGGCGATCTGCATCAGCTAACATGGCAACGGCAGGATTCGCTTTAATTAAAAAATCCCCTAATTGCGTTTTTGTAGTGTATGTCCGACCTTCAATGGCAATGGTGTCTCGCAATTGAAGAATATCGGCGTAGATATCACACAGCCGTTCTAATGCCAGCGTGTCAGCCACAGTTAAAACGCCCATCCTATCAAGTAATAAGGTTAATTTTGCCCACGCCATTTTCCCCCAATCCGTTAAATGTTCGGGTGGGCTTGGAATTTCACGTTTAGGTTGGGGTTCTTTATCGTTGAGTTTTCGTTTTCCCGGATTACCGGTGACCACCTTCAAGTGGGTCGGTTTCGGGCGTCTTCCTGCCATCGGAACCTCCCAGAAAAAAACTTTTCATTTCGCGGTTGTGCACACAAATGAGGGCGCTAGGTAATCAGGGCGAAAGTGTTTGAACTTTTACCCCGCCCCCACCCGTTGTTATTTCAATTTAGAATTATTTCAAATGGATATCGGGTGCATTCATGATCATGTCATTAGTGCATGTCAGTGTGACTGAGATATCAACTTGTTTACATAATCCATCAGCGGGTGGAAGAACAACTAACTTTTGATTACTTAACAACTCACCATCAACACTTAATGCATGACCAACGAAGCGACCGCCACGAAATAGCTTGGATAACTTCACTTGTTTTTGATTACACATCGTTATTTATTCCAATGAGAGTTCGGATCGAGTGGAATGCCATCCGCATTACAGCCAATGACTTTGCCACTCTTTTCGATACGTTGTTTGGTTGAGTTATGATGCAGTTCGCATAAGCTTTGAAAGTTCTTTGTGTCCCAGAATAAGGCCTGAGCTTTTGCGATACGTTCTTTATCACCTGATTCAAGCGCTTCTTTAAGACGATGCGGAATAATGTGGTCAACTACTGTGGCAACAGTAATGCGTCCTTGCTCTTGGCACATGACGCAAAGTGGATATTCATTAAGAAATGCTAATCGTACCTTTGCCCAGCGACCACCATAGACATTGCGTTTTTTCATGTTTTGTTTCTGACAACATCAGCTTCTATTGATGATTGCTTATTGCAGGTAATAATTCCTTTGAATATAACGTCACTAGACGTACTAAAACCTAAAGAATTATCGCTACTAATAACATAATGTTCATAATCAGCCTTATCCGCCCATTGATTATGAGTGGTTGCTAGTGTGATGATAGTTTGATTTATTTTATGTATTTTTTTTAGCAATTTAGCTGGCTTATCAATACTATTTAAATCGATGATTTTTGTGTTTCTTGGATCTGTATAAGGAAATTGCCCTGAATGACAAATCGCTATGAATTCTTTATATAGGTTGCTTCTCTCTTCAATTAGCTGCGATATTTCTTTTTGCAAGTAAACACAATGACCTATTGCCTCATAATTAATCTGTTTGTTTGACATAATAAACTCCAATAAAAAAGCCATTAGGGCCTATTCATCGTTAGATATTAATTAAATCAATATCCTCAATTTTAAGGAACGCTATTCAATACCAGGAATATAGATTTGAGCTTCTTTAAGAATTCGTTCCCTCGCTGTTAGTAGTAACTGCTTTCTACCACCAACTCCCCAGTTAGCCATCGTTCTTGCACAGTTACTTATATTTTTAGTTTCGGTATTAATGACATGATCTAGCTTGTTCAACTTAGACATGACATCTAATCCCTTCCTCGTAGCCTCTTTAAACGTGTTGTAGACAAGGATTTCAAATTCTGGCTTTAACCAAGCTGCATATCTAATAACGACTAACTCTAAAGCCCAAGTTCCCTGGTTGAGTCCACCTTTAATCACTTTAACCGATGCACTTTTTGTTGCATCGCTTAAAGCGTGAACAAATCGCCTTACTTGACGACTTTTCAAAAATGCACCAGGCCTTTGTGATTCCGTTGCTTTACCATCCGCAACAGCGGCCGCATGAAGATCATTTAAATTATATCTACCTTCACTATCAACACGGACAGACACACCATTAATACTTACTCTTGGATATTGCATAACGTATTACCTTCATTTGAAATGAACCCTCGTTCACATAGAAAATCAGCCCGTCGAAGCTCGCCAGCTATAACTGACTTTCTCGAAGGCTCATATCAAAGTGATTGGATTCGACGTTTTTGAATTGCTCTGTGAATGAGCGATGAAATGCGTATAAAAAAAGCCACCAGCGGTTAACTGATGGCTATCCATATACGTCACTAAATAAATGACGTTTGTAGAATTAAATATATTGATGTCTCTCCATCGTCACGCCCCTTCTTCTACCTACAGCTGACGTTGCTGATAATGACCGAAAAATAACAAAACGGTGGTATTCGTTGTTTTTGACTCTCACTATGCACTCTCTATCGAGAAATAAAATAGGTCATGGCTAACATAGGAGACGGCGACAACGCGACGCTTTCTATTTCTATTGGCATTGAAATAAGAGTAGCGGTATGATTTATAGGTATTTATTTTTCGCTTAAATTTAGCCCCACGGTAAACTCAAACTCGCAGGGTTATTTTATTTGTATTCAATAGTTAATTAAAAAAACAATTGAAAGTATTCAATTCGCTTATTTGCTTAACAAAGCGATACTGAATTAATATCACTATATTCCTCTTGAGAAGTTCTTTATTTAATTTTGTCCATGCGTGATGCTGGAACTTATTTTTCATCTCTAATGTGAGAAGCTTCACACAAATAATAAATTTAACTCATATTTCTTCTTTATATAAAAATAAGTTGAATATTTTTACTAATATTAAAAGTTACTAAAGTAAAAATTTATTTACTCTTTTATTTTATCCCATTTTATTTTTATTAATAGTGATTAGTCTAATGGACAAAATTTACATTGCATCATCTAAAATTATTTCTGTTGCTTACGATTATCAAACTAAAATGCTAGAAATCGACTGTAAACATGGAGAACAATATCGATATAAGGAAGTACCATTCAGTATTTACCAAGGTTTAATGGCATCAAATTCTAAAGAAAAATTTTTTCATGCCATGATTGAACATAAATACCCTTATAATTAAATAACCTTATAGTTACCATTTAATATTATTATTCTTATTTTTATCACAAAAAATATCTTTTTTAAAAGAAAACAAAAACACAAATAAGAATCATTCCATCTGACTTATTAAAACTATTTAGCAAATTAATGTTAAGTATATTGTAACCACTTATTAAAATAATATTTTTGCCGCACTATAGGTATATTCACTTATAAGTGCTATCTTTATTAAGATTGATATTTTTTCGACAAATTTCAGTTTTGCCCTCGTACTCTACGTAGGGCTTTTTTTTAGTTCACACACTCCACTCTAATGTAATTCTGCAACCCTTTAATCATCTGTTCTGACTCTGCAATTCGTTCTCGGAGTAACCAATAATTTCGGATAGCGGTGTCAGTAGGTCGGGCGGTGGTTGCATAAGCCAAGCTGGTGGCGGGAGTGGTTTTGCTTTTTGGGCACTCTGCTTTGATATACACCCGCTCAGGATGACGCTCACTAATATCACGCAAGCGACTAATTTCATTCTTAGCATTCGCTAGCTCCTGCGTATATTGAATATCCAACTGATTTAATCGCATTATGCGTGCTTGATAATCAGTATTAATAGACTTCTGTTCTTCGAGTGCAATCGTTAGTTCTTTGTTTTTTTCTATCAACAGATTGATTCTGTTAGCTTGCCTGTTAATCACCCAATAGCCACCCACAATAATGCTTACCATCGCAAGGACGGCATAGAGTTTCCCGTATTTCATGATTAGTACCGATGGTATGAGAGTGCAATCTGACAACGTTTTTCTAAACTAACTTGGTCTTTAGTACATGAGTTATCAATCAAGAGATAAATGCCACCAGCGACTGTAATGAGTAATGCAAGGATAAAGCTGATAATGATGATTAAAGATTTCCATGACATAGTGCTGACTCCGCCTCTCGACGACTGACAAGCCCTCGCCAAACCTTTCCACCTGCATATATCCAACGTTTTATTTCTTCACAGGCGCCCGCTCTATCACCAGCGTTTAGTTTCTTGAGTAATGTTGAGTGAGAAAATGCGGTTGTACCTACATTAAAAGCAAAGGAATATAAAGCGGCTTTAGTGTAGTCATCGAGTGGTACTTTGATTAATGCATCGACTTGCTGTTGTGTCTTAATAAAATCGTTTTGTAATAACGCATCACATTCTTGTTGTGTGTATCTCTTACCTTGAATAATATCTTTGCCTGTATGCCCATAACAAACCGTTAGAACACCCGCCACATCACGATAAGGTTCATAACGTACACCTTCAAAATGGGCGATTACTACTAATGCGATGGCTGTTGCTCCCGCAGTTGTTAGCGCCGCTATTTTCTGTTTGAGAGACATTAAATATCCTTTGGCGCTTTCACCATTAATTCAGCAAGTCTTTTTAATGTTTCAGTTGGGTTTTGTGGGTCAACATGACGAACAAGCTCTTCAAATAATTGAGTGCGTTTTCGTTGCTCTCGACGAGTCATAAAATAAGTGGCTAAACCGAGAACCATGCTAAACGCCATCCCGATAACAAATCCCCATTCATATAATGAGAGACTGGCAAAAAATGCCGTTAAGCCTGCGGTTCCATAAGTTACATTGGTTAATTTATCCATACGCATAGTCACCCCCAGAGGAGTGTCCGTTGATGATTAGTGTGAGAAAGTTAAAAGTGAAACGATAAAAATTAGGCGGGTATTGATACTTTAAGTGCCTTTAATAAACCTTCAGGCAACTGCTCTTCCAGTGACGCATTAGAAACAATCACAAGACCATACATAGATATCCATGTATTCGTTTGTTGTAAGTGCCCTTGAATAAATTGCTTCGCTTTCTCTAACAAATAAACACAACTCTCTTGTGTGTTTTTACGCCAATAAGATTCAATTGCCACCAGCAATGGGTCGCCAGCATCATTAATCTTTTGTGTGCCGATTCGATATTGCTTTTTACCTGCGGGAGATGTCGTGCAAATTAGTTGTGTGAGTTGTTGAGTTTCGCCATCAGCCGTATGGATATTCGCCGTTAAAATGATAGAGGTATTCATTTCACTGTCTGTTTCTGAGGCATAGTGAAGACTAAACTGTAATTCGCTTATCTCTTTTGACATAACATTTACCGATTTATTTAGTTAATAAGGTGCCGACTCACAGCTCTTGTGTGAACGGTATAAGTGGGTGTTGATTCTGTGGTCGGCGTAGACGGAAAGGCTACAAAGTAACCTTATTTAATTTAGGGTTGAATATATTAATGAGAATAATTATCATTACAAATATATCAAATTGACAGGTTTGATACGAATTAGTACGACATGACTTACATTACTTCTTGCATTTATTTTATATGCCGATATAACTCCTAGCGTATCGGCATTTTTTATTTTGTTCTTGTATTTAAATGAATCTGTCTCAGCTTGACTTGGCTCAGTTATAGTGTTGCGCTAAATCCAATAACTCTATGGCATAAGTAAACACTGATAACACGACTTTCTATAGTCAATTTGGAGTACAACATAAAATTTATCTAACAATAACACATTATTATACAACAACTGATTTACTAAAATATGAAGGGTATTTAGACATGTAATCACTTACGACTTCTTGGTAAGTTTTTAGTATATTGGTATCGAATACATCAGAATCCACTCCTTGACCATTAAGAACAGAAGCAAGTTTTTTACAAACTTCTCTATCAACATAGCCTTGAGAATAAAGCCACATTTCAAGGTTATTCAAAAGACCGAGTTTTAGACGTGTTTGCAAACTTCTAATAAGCCCTAGGACATCTTCATCTAAGCCTTTTCCCTCTGCTATATCAGCTATTGCTCCAACGTACAACATTGAGTCAAATGACAGAGCACCATCAGCCAAATCTAATACATGATCCATTTTTATAGCCCTTTGCTTCGATCCAGCTTGATAATATGCTGTTGATTGAATCAAGTGAGCATGCAACTCCGCATAACTGCTTCCAGATATCCATAATTTTGCAAAATCTAAAATAACGCCCTCAGGCTTTATTTTGAGAAACATCTTGTTTTTATTTATCTGAAATAACAAAGGCCAACAACTAACAAGAAGTTCATCTGCATTTTGAACTTGTGTTATCTGACCCCAGTTTTCATCAAGCCAATTTTCGATTGAAAATAGATCTTTCAATCCCAGCAATGACTTCCCGAAAAATGGTACTTTTTCTTTCGGTACAGAAAGAACTCTACTTGCAATAAGTAAAAAAGCCCTCTGTAGTTGTTTTTTCTGCTCACCATCGGATAAAAAGTAAGCCAATGTTTCTTGCGCCAACTCAACAAAGAAAGTTTTAGGTGCATCAGGATTATCTTTTAAGTAAGACAAAAAATAACTTTCTATTGCTTCGATGAAGGCTTCTTTATAATCCATCTGTTCCAGTAGCGAGCTTATATCAATATCGTATTGTTTTCCTTCTTCTATACAGTTTTGCCTATAGACACTAGGATCTGCGATAAAGTGAATAACATTAACATTAAATTTTGTGAAATTAAAAGGGGAGATCAAGTCTAGTAGACTACTAACACAATCCTCTGCATTAGTAAAATCGAGCAAATGCATTGCTCTTTGCCATCTCCATTTTTCGCTAAAATTAGTGCGTTTATCAAAAACATCCGTATCAGCAAAAATGACACTCCCTTCTGTGTGGTATCCAGATCTACCAGCTCGTCCAATAAGATTATGGAAGTCACGTGTAGTAATTTCTTGTCCAGCTTGAAATGTACTTGAAACAACTAGATACCTGATAGGAAGATTCACTCCCTGAGCGAGAGTGGATGTACATACTACTAACACTGACTTGTTGAATTCCATTGCCCATTCAACTGAAACACGAATACCATTCGGAATGTTGGAACTATGCGGTAATATCCCTAAAGAAATTGAACGAGTAAATATAAACGCATCTCCAAAATGTAAACTGGAAAGATATGTGATTTTGTCCAATTCGCTTTGAACACTAGAAATACAGGGTGGCGGTAAAACAAGTCCTCTATCGTAGTAATCCACTAAAAGTTTACATATTGACGTCACCGTACTCTTTACACCACAAAAAATAGCAACAGGTCCTTGATGACATAATTTAACACCCAAATATGCAGCAACGCTGGAATTGTCGTTTTTAACGGGAAAAAGTCGATCTTTCTTCTCTTGACCTCTCTTTCCAAGATTTATTTGCTCTATCACCCTAGGAACGAAAAAATTTCTATCCGATTCACGATCTTGATCGATATATTGAAGTTGACCCATTGCAGATTGCCAGCTTGCGAAGGCCGTACTTCTCACTGTTGGTAAACATCCAACTCCTTGAATCTCAACACCAGTTTCTCCATTAAGCCATTCAGCGATAGAATTTGCATTTGACATTACTGCGGAAATCAAAACCTTTTGGACTGAGTCACCCAAACGGGATTTGAGGTTAGCCATTAATAATTCATAGGTTACTCCACGCTGACCAGTATCAAATTGATGCCCTTCGTCGAACACAAGCAAACCAATAGTATCTGCTAAAGTGGGTTCATGCCTCAGAAGATAAACAAGTTTCTCTGGTGTAGTCACAACTATAGACTTGGTAGTCATTCCATCTTGAGCCGTTTGCCCGATTAAAAATCTTATCAGTTGGTCGTCACTATCAGAAATATTCAAAACATCTTGTAATTCATTGATATTTACATCTTCACCTTCGAATGCATATTTAAATGTAGAGGTAATCTCCCTGCACAAGGATCTGAATGGTGCAACAATTATTGCAACATCAGAACGCTCTGATAAAAATGAGCTTCGAATTATTAATTCTGTCGATTTTGTCTTTCCCGCGCTTGTGGGCATTTGAATAACAGCAGATAAACCAGATAAAACACCTTTCTCACCCAGTAATCTCTGAGCTGGCCAAAACTCCTGAATAAATCTTGGCTTAGTAATTACATTCATCCATTGTGTTATTGGAATTTGGGTATATTTCGGCAAGCAGTTTATTGATGAATTTTCTATTTTTCTTAGTAAGATAGAAGAAATAATATCGACAAAGAAAAGCTCTCTATCAGAACCTTTTTCATAAACTTCCTGCCTTAAGGCTTGAATTGAGTGTTTAACTCTTTCATCATTAATTTTTAGCTTAAAGAATTCTCGGGTATTATTTCCGACATTATCTATGATTTGAGTTAAATAGGTTCCATTTATACGATACCAATTTTGATCGAAGTCAGATTTTAATATCCATATTAAAATTCCTTCAATATTAGTGTCAGTAAGTGGTTCTATTTTATATGGTAAGCTTTTAGCTAAAACGACGGAACTACCAGGCATATTCGCTAAGTAGTAGGCCGATGAGCCTATAATCTTTAAATAAATAGTCATCTCATCAGCTAGACGAGACTGAATCAAAGCATCAAAATACTGCCCAACGGATATTAGCTCAGACTTTAAATCTTCATGTTCATCAGCCAGTTCTCCACGAGCCTCGAAAGCCGATAGGTCGCCCAATATACCAATAGTCGTAATTAATAGTTTACGAGGATCTACTAGTAGATCTATATGGGATGCTTCATCAATAGCAAATTCATACATTTTTGCTTTAGATTTTGTAATTGCCAGCATTTTTTTTGAGTGCATTTCAAGCTTCATTTGCAGCTCTCTCGTACAGAGTGTGTACTAAAGACATCAATACAGAACCTTTTATCACAATCATTTCTAACCTCGTTTGAGAGGTATACTCATGAGTAGAAGCTTTAGCTAGAGTTTTCACACAACATGAACTATCAGTCAAAACCGCTGCTGCGCCAAATTTTGTTTTATATGGATGATCTACATTTTGTTGAAATCTTGAGATGATACCCATGTTAGTGAAGTCTTTCCGATCATACAGCCTTTGCTTTACTCCATTTAAGGATTCCGCAAGTCGAAATTCATCCTTTAAACTGTCATCAATTGCCGTTTGCAACGTGTTTTGGGCTTTATTTTCAGAAAGGCGGGCTTTTACTTCATAAATTATTAATTCGTCTTTGTTTGAGGGTTTTTCGTTCTTTTGCTTAAACCCCAAAACATCCGATCCCTTAGATGACTCATTACCAATTATCTTCCGGTCGTAACGAGTTCTTGGAACATAATAATCGTGTAGAAATTCTAAATAATCAGCAACCAATATCTCTGCAAAATCACCAGAACGAGTGCTAGGTCCTAGTCCAGGAGAATTATCAGGGAACTTCAGTTGTAACAAATAATCAGAGTTTGTCATTTCTTTGGGCTTTAGTACTTCTATTTCCAAATCGGAGCAATAGTGATTTCTAAAATGCCTAGCCCAGAGAGACATAACTTCGTTGTTTAATACATCATAAATGAGTTCATAAATAGGAACATTTTCACCTGTTGATATAGGAATTACGTCACCAGTATCGCGAAGCCACTTAATATGTTCCTTAGTCCAAGGCATTTGCAACCCACCCTCTTTTATGCTTAATTATTCTTGTTTATCAGTGCACGTAACTACTTTATACTATATGAAACAGGTGCAACCAGCTAAAAATAACTAATAAAGCTTAAATAGAACGAATAAAGCCAATAATTGCTTATCCTTCTAATTATTTCCGAAACTAGATATATCACAGCCTATCCTATTATAATTTAATATCAAGCCATTGATCCTTTTTATACCGAGATCCCCTCATTTTCATATTTTCTATGCTTTTACTAATTATTCTTACTAATTGCTATTAAAATGCGTTATTTTAAATGTACGAAAAACTTGTAAAGACTTAGCCTGAAATAAGCAAAGCGAAATATCAGCTCACCTATAACCCCAGACGATCAACTCTAGCTGTATCCTGCCTAAAAAAATCAACTCAAGCTCGAATTATTCCCTCACAAAAACAATTAAGGCTACACATTATGTGTAGCCTTAATCTTATTCACATTATCTAACTCAATTAGCTTTTGTCTTTATTTTCTATCGCTATTGTTTGTCGTTTTTCTTCTTCAGGTAATTCATACTCAATAGCAATAGTCAGAAGTCCACTTGATAAATCGGCTTTTTCTATTTTAACATTCTTACCGAGGTCAAACTGCAACGTAAATTGCCCTTGAGATATGCCTCGGTGGATCCATTTATCATTGTCTTCTTCTGATTTTTCTTCTTTTTTCCCTTCAATCAATAAACGACTTCCTTTTAATGAAACTGTTAAGTCATTTTCTTGATATCCAGGCACACTCACTGTCAGTTCATAATGGTTATCATCAATCTGTTTCAGGTTATAAGTCTGTACAGGTGATGCAATGGGCTTACTGCCTGTTAACTGACTAAACAGGCGATCTATCTGATCAAAACGATTCGAAAGTAAGTTGTCAGATAATGTTGGGAATAATGAAAAAGGTTTAATATTAGGCATATAACTCCTCCTTCAGTATTTAGTGAATTATGGGCGGTATCTTATTTGCCCAAAATATAAATATGAACGAGCAAGTATTTTTCAAGCCCTAAAATCTAAATTTTTTATCTTTGACCAACATGAGATTGTAGATAGCAAAAAACCCCGCCAAAGCGAGGTTTTGTATATTCAACTATTTAATGCTTAACTCATTGGTGCTGTCATCACACTTTTGCAAAAGATACATTTTGCGCCGTGTGGATTGTTCACTGTGACATCAAATTGTGATGTTCTATATTGTGAACCACTACAACAAGGGCATTTAAAATAGAGGCGAATAGTAATAGCGCCTTTAGAGAGCCACCACGTTGCCTGCTGCTGGGCCTTTCATACCATTTTCCATGGTGAATGAAACTTGTTGGCCTTCCGCTAATGTTTTGAAGCTATCACTTTGGATTGCAGAGAAATGTACGAAGACATCTTTGCTGCCATCAGCTGGAGTAATAAAACCAAAACCTTTACCTTCATCGAACCATTTTACTGTACCAGTCATTGTATTAGACATAGAATTTCCTTTAATTTATTTAATTTGCCATAAGGCATATGCGGTTTGTTTTGTATTTTTACTTATGGGAATTAATTAGAAGGAATTCACAATGAAGAGGTATCGAGGATAACGCTAAACGGGAACAACTTTAAACTTACTAACATAAATAGGTCTGTACTTCCAAACCAGTGACGCTATTAAGCCATAGAAAAATGCAGATAGCAAACTTTATTTTTTAGCGGTAAGTCAGCTTAAGTAGACCTATAAAAAACACAACCCCGTTATACTCACGAGGTTTTTAATAAATAAGTCATGTAACATTGAAACTATTATTAACACAATATATTGTGTTTTGTAATTACGCAAGACTATAAATGTGGTGTTTTCTAATTATTTTATCCATATCTAATTTTACGTTATCAACCGATAGACATCCCTCAATAAAGCCTTCCGCTGTCTGCAATCGCTTAGCCACTTCATTATGAGAAATACCGAGTTTTGAAGCCATTGAACGCAAAGGATAATTCTTCACATAGTACATAATAACCAACTGAAACAAGTAACTATTATTTACCTTTAAATGTAATACCGCTTTATTGATTTTTAAGCCATCATCATCTGAACATTGCTCTCGACTTCGTCTTGAACTTGGAATTAATCCTTTAAAACCTGCGGCAATTGATGAGTAATCGATACTATTTCCCTCATTAGCTGACCACGCTCCCCAACGTGATAAAACTTCCTGCATATCTCTCATACTTAGACTCCCCGTGCCGTATACACGTTAAACCAGTGCCCCCATTCCTAATGAACGGTTTAGAAAAGAAAATAACAATTCGATTTGATTGCCATAAGTGGCTTCCCACAATTTCGGATCACGATGTAACTCATCATGATGTTGCCGACATAATGGAATAGTGAATAAGTCATGAGCTTTCGTTCCCATGCCTCCCATACCATGGCCGATGATATGATGTGGATCATCAGATTGTTGTCCGCAAACACAACAAGGCTGTGTTTTTACCCATTGAAGCCATTGGGTATTCTCCCAACGGCGCATTTTAGGTTTAAGAAGAAATGAGGCTGGAGGTTCAGGATCGACAGTCACATTAATAACGGGTTTTATGGCATCTAAACGCGCATTCATTGCTGATAGTGCTGTCACTTCATTTGGAACAATATCAGCTTCAGGAAAACCGCCATGCACCCTGCGCTCTTTAGGTTTATCAGGCCAATTTAGAATACGGCGCAATATGGCATCAGGTAATTTATCAACCAGTTTATACATCACGGCAAAAGCAAAAAAATCAGGTATCGTCAGCGAATGGCTATCATCTAATCTCAAACGACTGCGAATAGTGTCTATCATCCAAGCAATACGATTTTTATACGCTAATTCAGCAACCCACCCCGCCGATGAATTGCGAATATGATTATCATGATACCAACAAGTCCGTATCACACCGTCTTTATGCCATGTGGTTGTTAATTCATGATGATGATAACTGTCATGTTCATCGTTGATCTGGCAGCAATGGATATTTCTGCCTATCCACATATTCATCGATGCCAACCCGCCCATAGCTTGGATCACTTTTTCATTATTCAAAAAGCCAATAATGCCCTTGTTATTCAATAATGGCTGTTCGTTCCCTGTTAATGCACCAGAAGGCCATTTATTTAAACTCTTTGGTACATCACTAATAATCACACGAGAATGTTGTTTAAGTTGCTCAAGCAACTCCGCTTCAGGCTTCAATAAAACAACACCAAGATCGGGCTGAATATAGGGTGTTAATAATAATTTCATGCACTCACCTGTTTATTCAGCATCACCATACGGATCAATTCATCCGTTTTACTTTCAAAAAAATGGGGTTGAGTTTCACGAGGATTATTAGGGCTGGTCATGTTCTTCCCAAACTGACAGCCCCGCGCAGTCACTGACCAGAACTCTTTCATTTTGTTAGCAGTTTTCGTACTTGGACGTGATAAGCGCTCAACAATGCCAAGATCGGCTAATCGTTTATAAGCTTGTTGCGCTGAAATAGGTAATTGATGTTTTCTAATCAGTGTTGATAAAGCTACTGTTGGACGACTTGAACCATCCATTGATCCGCTTGGCGCATCAATCGCATACACTGGGGCTAATTCGGGTAAGCCTGCCATGGCTTGTAATTTTTGATATGCCCCTAATTTCGAAGAGTTTGAGAAATTCAGGCTTTTAGCCATCGATTCAAGCAATATAACCCCAGCTTGAACTTTATCGGCTAACTTTTCGTCGTGTTGCTGTGTTATCAATGTATCAAAAGTACGGATCACTTTTAAATGAAATGACGGGCTTATCCACATTGCATAGGCATATACTAGTTCTTTGCAAACATACGTTCCTTGGTTAAGCCCACCGACAATGGTCACAATAGGAACCGCTCCTGAGATCACAGGAGCGGTTGAAATTTCATCAACCAACTCTTTAGTTTGAGTCAAAGCACTCCAATTCGACGGTTGATGCCGTTTTTCACCACCCGAGACTCGATGAAGGTCATTTAAACAATAGCGCCCTGCGATATCTCGACGAATTTGAACACCATCAATAACAATTAGTCCATTCATGTTATTTTTCTCCATTCTCGTTTATAGCAAAACTTCCTGAGCAACTTGTTCCGCGACTTGTTGCCAAATACCTCGCCACGCAGCTAAACCTGCAACCTCATTCATTCGACCTAGACCATTTTTCTTTGCCTGAATAGCCGCTAATTCTTGGATTTTATTTTTAGGTTTCCAACCCGTACCCCAGATGAGCCGGAATGTTTCATCACGCTCTACGGAGTCGATGGTGATTTTTTTCTTACCCGCCAAACGTAAGGTTAAATCATCCCATTGAGCCCTGAGTGTACGAGGACACTGAACATTCTTTTTCCAAAAATCATCTTGCGTAATTCGTTTATAGAACTGGCAAATTTCTTTGTGAGTATGCCCATCAATCGTTGTCATTAAGCGAATATCATTAGCCCAATCAGTGAAATTTGGCTCTTTAGGCATTTTTAATCCCATCTCTTGAAACACTTCGCATTTACGACTGAATAGCCATTTAGCGCACTTCAAATCGTCAGCGGAGCCCCATTTTTGAAAATTGGCGCTGTAAATCACAGCTTCAGGATAACGAGTTAAAAAATCATTTTTGGGCTGGTCGCTGGATTCGCCAGAATTCTGCGACGAAGAATAATTTATTGATGGATCATATTTTGAAGTTACTGATGGATCGCCCTCAGGAGCTGGCGGGTCAAAATCCCTATTTTTGCTCGATTTTGAGGGAACAGAATTTGATGCAACTAATTTTGATGGGTCAACTCCTGATGGGTCAACTCCTGATGCGTCAGGTTTTGTTGGTTGAGAAAGCGCTTTCTTGGCTGATTGGTATAGTTTTTCTACATTCAACTGATAAATATTGCTTGCGTTACGATTGCCTTTTCTACGCTTTTCGCTGGTTAACCACCCTTCTTTTTCCAACTGTTTTATTGCTGTGCGCACCGTGCTTTCACCCGCACCAATTTGACGAGCAATTGTCACAACAGAAGGCCAACAAATGCCTTCATCATTAGAAAAATCAGCTAATCTTGCCATGATAGCGACTGATGTGAGTTTTAAACCTGCATGGGCGCAACCATCCCAAACATAACTAGATAATTTAACACTCATAAGAGGCCTCACTTAACTCGGGTATATCTCTCTTTAAATCTTTGAACCGGCTCGCATTGTTCGTATTCACAACCATCAATCATAAAAATAACGCGCTGTTTTTCTCGATCATAACGAATGACATGAACAAGGAGCCCCCGAGGATTTCTGTAATAGCGATCGAGACGATTAGGATCTTCATTTCGCATTGCATTTTCCTCCACTCAAGAAATAGAAATCAGCCCATGACTTTTTCAGTGTCCTCTTATCTACCAAATCGATATTTTTTCGGTAGTTGTGTGAACGATTGTCACTCGGTATGCTTTCTACATAGCGAAATGTTCCCTCTTTAGTTAAGGGTAAACAGCGAAATTGCTTTTTAGGTATTAGATGCGCTAATCTACTCATGCTTATTTCTCTTCACATCATTGAAATTGGCAACCGAAGCCAGAGGCCGTATACCTTTGGCTTCACCCTCTCTTAGTCACTTCCTGTTTTTCACCGTATAACACTTTCAGTGAATCCAAGAACCCAATTGCATATGCAAAAACTTTTCCTGCTTTTCGATAAATACGCCCTATTTCTTCATCCGTTAAAACACCATCAACAAGACTTTCTTGAATTAAAACGGCGAGTGATCCTTGCATAGCAGCCAATGTCATTCGCATATCAAATAGCTCTACTTGGTCTATCTTTTCTGCTTCTATTTTTGGTAATGCACTCATGCCATGACGTTCTAGGTGATATTCCACCAGCAACTTAGTACCTGAAATGTCTTCCATGGCTTCTTGTTCATCAATATCAAAGAAACGACAGCCATTTTTTTCGTATAACTTGTTATTAAACGTCTCGAGTGACATACCTAAAGCCCCTGCCATAGCAGAACGTCCACCCGGCAGTGCTTTGCACATTTCTTTAATAACTTCTTTAATTGAATGTTTGCTCATATCTACCTGCTCTATCTTTTATTGGTAGTTAATTGCCTTATGCTGTTTTGGTATTTTTTCTATAAAGTTCAGGGTTATATTTAAGTTTTCCCTTGGTGATTTTTTCTATTTCATACGCCCTTACTTTAGGAATGATATATCCCCAACCACACACCGAAGGATGTTTAATACCGAGGGCTTTTGCTGTTTTACACGTACCACCAAAAAACGTGATTACATCTTTTTTCTTCATTTGTAATCCTTTGGTAAGTGAATAATTCACACGCACATAATGTAGGATATCTTACATTTAAATGTCAAGATTCTTACATTTGGAATGTGGTAGGCTTTCCTACATGAAAGAAATGAGCGAACGAATTAAACAAAGACGCCTTGAGCTGAAAATGACACAGCAGGCTCTAGCTAAAAAAGCTGGAGTCAATCGTGTGACTGTTACTGGTTGGGAAAAAGGTGACTATCAACCCAATGGCGCTAATCTTCAAGCATTAGCGAGTGCTCTTGAAACAAGCCCTATTTGGCTTGTTGATGGAAAAGAAGATCCTATTTCTAATGTTTCGTTTTTAAAATTTAATAGATCTAGTGGTGAATACCCTTTAATTAGCTGGGTAAGCGCTGGGAATTGGTCTGAGGCCGTAGAGCCATATCATAGAAAATCAATCGATACATGGTATGAGACAACTGTGCATTGTTCCGAAGAATCATTTTGGCTAGAAGTAAAAGGAGATTCTATGACCTCTCCTTCTGGACTAAGTATTCCTGAAGGGATGATTATATTAGTAGATCCCGCAGTAGAGGTTGTTAGTGGCAAGCTAGTTGTCGCTAAATTAGAATCTGAAAATGAAGTTACATTTAAGCAGTACATTGTAGACGCAGGCAACCATTACTTAAAACCATTAAACCCTCAATACCGCTTAATACCAATCAATGGAAATTGTAAAATTGTGGGTGTTGTTGTGGATGCCAAAATAGCTCATTTACCATAATTTCCTATCTCATTGATAAAAGGATCCTCTTCGGAGGATTTTTTATTACCATCATATACCAATGTAAGATTTCCTACAAAAACACTTGACACACCAATGTTGGTTATCCTACATTTTAAATGTGCGGTGTAGGATGAATTACATTATGATTAATATCTAATTCAATTATGTGTGTGAAAACACCTTAATAAAAATTTTCATGTGAAGAGAAATAGTTTCTGTCTGTTGGGAAACAGCAGAAACCGCCACACTTGAGGTAAGCAATAATCAAGTTCAATAATTGAAACATAAAAAATAAGTCTTTATTTACCATTAACCAACATCAGGGAAACTTAATCTCGATTAATTCGAGAGGGATTTTTATTACTTAAATTATGTGGAGAGAATAATGTCTTATATTGCAACTGCAACGAATAAGCACTTCTATTACCTCGATGTACGGATCGAGGATATAGATATTCAAGACATTGCGACGGGTTTAGCTAATGAATGTCGCTTTAATGGGCAGATTGATAATTTCTATTCTGTTGCTCAACACTCGGTATATGTCAGCTATTTAGTTGCACCTGAATATGCTCTAGAAGCCTTACTTCATGATGCCAGTGAAGCCTATGTAAAAGATCTGCCATCACCGCTTAAAAAGCTATTACCTGAATATAAGGAGATAGAAAAAAGAATTGATGCTGTTATTCGTCAAAAATATAACTTGCCACCCGTTATGTCGGACGCTGTGCATTTAGCCGACTTAATGATGTTAGCAACTGAAAAACGAGATTTAGAAATTGATGTGGGTAGTAATTGGCTAATGCTTGAAGGTATTCCTACGAGTGATTTTATTGTTAATCCATTAACCCCACTACAAGCCAAAGTTTTATTTTTACGTAGATTTAATGAATTAAGTAAAAGGAGCTAAATAAACAGTTCTAAAAAGTTTAAATAAATACCACCAGCATAATTAACGTCTATTTAAACTGTATACGGCAGTATGGAGAGAAAATATGTCAAGAATGGTGACTCTTGAAGCGTGGGCAAGGTTGGAATTTGGAGATGCCTCTCCTTGCATGACGGTATTACAAAAATACGCAAAGAATAACCTTATTGCACCACCTGCAATGAAAGTTGGCCGCAAGTGGATGGTTGATAGAGAAGCTCGTTATGTGGGTTATCTGTCTCTCCCCCAAATTCCTACTAAATCAACGGAACGACTTAAGAGGATAATTACAGATGGCTGCCCGACCACGAACCCATAAAATTATCATTCCTAATCTATATAGGAAACTAGATAAACGTAACGGCAAAATTTATTGGCAATATAAACATCCCCTCACAGGTAAATTTCATAGCTTAGGCACCGACGAGCAAGAAGCGAGAGAAACCGCCATTCAAGCCAATACAATTATTGCTGAACAACATACTCGACAGTTATTAAGTATTAATGAACGGTTATCAAAAATTAAGACAAACAAGTCTGAAATATCTGTCGATATATGGATGGATAAATATTTAGATATTCAAAAAGAAAGATTAGATATCGGTGAATTAAAAATTAATTCTTATCGACAAAAAATGAAACCTATTAATTTATTCCGTCAGTATTGTGGTACGAAAAGATTAAAAGAGATAACCGCTTTAGATATCGCTGAAATAATAGATTCCGTCAAAGTATTAGGACATTCGAGAATGGCTCAGGTCGTTCGCATGGTGCTTATTGATGTATTTAAGGAAGCTCAACATGCTGGCTATGTTCCGCCTGGTTACAATCCCGCGAAAGCAACTAAACAACCACGGAACCGAGTGAAAAGAGAACGCATGACATTGGACGAATGGCGCACTATTTACCAGCAAGCCAAGAATCACCCTCCTTACCTGCAATGCGGCATGTTGTTGGCTTTAACCACAGGTCAGCGGATCGGTGATATCTGTAAAATGAAATTCTCTGATATTTGGGATGACATGTTACACATACAGCAAGAGAAAACAGGCAGTAAGTTAGCCATCCCTCTCTCGCTTAAATGTGAGGCTATCAATCTCTCCTTAAGGGATGTTGTTGCTCAATGTCGTGACGCGGTTGTGAGTAAATATCTCGTGCATTATCGGCATACCACCGCACAAGCGAAACGAGGCGAACAAGTCACACCAAATACGTTAACCACAACATTTAAAAAAGCGCGAGATAAATGTGGGTTAAGTTGGGAAAGAGGCACAGCCCCTACTTTCCATGAACAACGATCTTTATCTGAGCGACTTTATCGAGAACAAGGAATTAATACACAAAAATTATTGGGGCATAAAACACAAAATATGACTGATAAATACCACGATGATAGAGGCAAAGAATGGCAAATTATTGCTGTTTAA